TGAGCACTCAGTGCTCCCCTGCATCTTCCACACTTAACACCCAGTGGGCGCGTCCGAGGTTGAAGACCGGACCCCATGTTGTCAGAGACACACACAGGGAAGGATCTCCTTCCATACACGAACGAACATTGGAAGCAGAAGGCTACACCAAATGGAGGATCAGGCTTCGACCTCTCGGTCGGACTCCTTCGGCTTTGGAGCCGGAGGAGGGGGTCCAGGAGAACAGTCTCCACGTACCCAGCCACCATTACCATCGGGGACCCAGCAGGACTGGGTCTGATCAGGAAGTGACTCCTCAGCAGTGAGGAGCACACCCGCGTTGGCGAGGTTAAGTGTCGGATGGAAGAACTCCACATCGTAGCTGACATAAATGGTCCCAGAGGGAACAGGAGTGCCAGCGGGAGTGAAGCTCCTCCAAACAAGCTGACAGGCTGAGATCTGGTTCTCACCAGCCACAGTCGCCGAGCTGTTGTTGCACAGGAAACGTTGCACGCGTGCGTGTATCTTATCTGTGTCAGCAACGACACCAAACCAGCCAGCTGGAACGTTTAGGAGGGAAGAGTCATGAGTCGCGAGAGGCCCTCCGGCCCAAGCGACACCATACGCGAACTCCCCAAACTGATCCAGCTGGCTAGATCCAGCGAGGGATGCCACGTAGTAGGCGGCATCTGCGTAGTCGTAAAAGACCGCAAGCTGAAGCTCGGCACTTGCCGTCGTGGGGCACCTAGGTACCCACGAAAACTTCAGATTCCGGACGACATACTGGCCATAGTTCCTAGCGATGGAACTCAGCCATGGCAGGTTCGTCGTACTGCATGGATTGAACGAGCGGAATCCGCTGTTCACCTGATTGTCTGTAAACGTGGGAGAGACAATTCTCTCAGTGTTACAGATCCGGAGACTGCCATTAGGCCCCCTCACCATACGGGGAGAGCGCTTGAAGGCAGAAACCACCCTGGTGTTGGCAGCAGTTGTACTAGGACCAGCCTGGACATTCGAGAATGCCGAGGAACTGTTCCTGGAACCACCGTTGTTGTTGCGCTTTTGGCTGCGCATAGCCTTTGACTTCTGGTTCGCCATGAGATTGTACTTCGTGCCACCGTCATCTGGCGGGGCCGTTACGCGTGAGACACGGGGCCAATCGGCCTCTAACTTACGCCATACTGGCTAAAGCCCGCGGAAGATCTCATAGAAGTGTGTCGGGTACTCGGTGTACCTGCTGTGGTAGTGTCTCACCAGATACCACATCCTGCGCGGTTCAGACCACGTGTTAGAGAGGACCGACTTGAGAGCGGCACCCCCCATCGGACCGAGGCCAGAAGCCTCAGGCGTCTGAAGGAAGCGCCGCCAGCGCCGACGGCCAAAGACTGAGCTCTTTTTGAGAGTCACAGGCTTGACCAGCCAGCGCCGCAGCGCCATAACCCGCTCTGCATAGCCGCCCCCTCGCCGATACGGGTCGGGAACAACGTTCACTGGAGGCATTGTCCTGTTGCCAGGAGGAGTACCCCAGACCAGAAGGTCTGAGCCCTCCTTCCTGAGCAGGTCGTTAAACCTGCCCTGGATCCTGGCGTAGTCTGTAAAGATCCCCTCGCGGAAATCGAACAGGCCACGACGATGCGCCTCCATCCACATCAGCTCTGTCCGCCGGAACTGCCAACCGGCGGGGACCTCTCCACCCAAGCATCCCAGCTCCCTAGGCCCGACTAAGGGTCCAGGAAAGCTGACGAGGCTAGGGTACCGCTTCTTGAACAGCCTGAAACCGGCTGCCCACTGTCCCTCTCCGAGAGTCTTCTCGAAAGAGGTCCAGATTGAGCCGTATTGGTCCCAGGGAAGAATCTGTGCACCCGTCTCAGGGTCCACCATCTCCCTCTGGTAACCAAGAAGGCCCACGTTGGGCACCTGGAGTCGTACGAGGCTCCTCTGCTCCTTCGACCAGATGTAAAATTCTGAGTTGATCAACGCCAGGTCCCTCGAGTAGTAGTTCTTCCCAAGGGAGAACTTGAGTCCGATGGAGGCAGTCTTCTGCTTCCATGACTCATACTCAGAGGGCTTTGCGGGGAAGAGTACATCGTCACCGTTGACACGCATGAAGCGGTCACGCGGGATGGCTAGACAGCTAGCCGAGCGGTTCAGCACACAGAGCAGTGGGAATGACAGGATGTAACCCATCATCTGACCCCTTGTCACCGGGATCATCTGCTCACCGAGGTCTACCGTGATCTCCGTCAAGCTGCGGATGGCAACCCGACGTATGAGGGGCTCAAAGCCCTCAAGACCTGCCGGAAGAACCACCTCCGTCCGTTCGAGCATTGCTCGGGCGGCAAACTCCGTATATCGAAGGTAGATGTTGTCTGTTGCGGCCTCGTAGTCGCCACTGACGAACTTCTGCCCTTTGCTGAGCGACAGGCCCGTGAGGGCCTGACTCACTTCAACACCTCCGATGAGCTGATACACCGGGAGCTTACGCATGGCTGAATGCCAGGCTTTCTGGATCGGGGCCAAGAGGTTCAGGACCCATGACTGACGGGTGACCAGACGCACTTTGAGTGGCTCGGGAATCCCGGCCACCCGTGCGTGGTACGTGTCAGTGGTGGTGTCGACCTCTTCGGCGCGCTGGAGGAGTTCCTCCAGTACCTGAGTCCAGACGCTTGACCAATTCGCCAAAGCGAGCTCCTGGTCGGACATCTTGTCCGCCAGCTCCTCAACGGTGGTGAGGAAAGGGTGTTCGGCAATGAGACCAGGAAGGACGTTCTGACGAACGTGACCCTGGAGTCCCCCTTTTGCTCTGGATGATTCCAAGCAAGAGGAGGTCGATGGAGCAAACGCGCGCGAGTAATCGGCGACCATGTCGCCTATCTCGTTAACGGAAGTGAGGATGGAATCTTCAACGGCAGATGAGAATGGGTAGATCTTGGGTACTGGCCGGGCTAGC